TGCGTTACTTGCGTCTGCTGCTGGAAATTGAATTGTAAATGTTCCACTTGATACAGTTTTGTCTCCACCAAAATCTACTGCACAAACTGCAGGATCATTGGTTGCTGTATCATTAAAAATTAAACAACCTCTAGCTGTGAATGAAGCTGATGTAAAAGACACATCTGCAAAATCACAAACAGCAGTATCACTAGATAAAACTGGAGTTACATTTGTTAACGCTGCACCTTTAGTAGTGTAACCATTTCCGTTAGCTACTTCGTTAGCTGTTATATAAACTGTTGTTGATTTACTTAAAGTTGCTGAACTCGTGTACAAGGCTAGTCTAAAAGTATTTCCACCTTGTGTAAAATTATGCACACCTTTTAAAATTTCTACTTTGAATGAATTACATATTGCTGATGTTATTGCCATAATTTTTTATCTCCTAATTATTGAGGCGGTGACTCGATTGGAATCCTTAGTGTACCATCCGTGTAATCGTCTCTTCTTCTTCTTCCAATTTGCATAGCTGCAAACTTTTGTAGTTCAGTATTATACTTTTTATCATATAGTGTCAACATATCTTGTGGTCCTTTTAAGAATCCATACGCCTCTACCAGACAAGCATATAACAATCCTTGAGGAAAGTAATTACTTACATAAGTGCTAGAAGTACCGTCGTTTCCTGAACCAAGACCCACGGGCATTGCATTATAGTGTATATTATATTGAAAATTAGCACTTGGTGTAGGAGCTAAATAAATCGCACCTGAAGTAGCTGTTGTTGCACCTGTTGTTGCACCACCAAACATTGAATAATATTTAGGTAATCCTGTTACATCTTGATTGGCTGCTCCTCCTGCAGTTCCTGTTAATTCATCTATATACTCTGAAATAAAAGTTTGATCACGTCTCTCTAACCATTGACCCGGACCCGTTGTATTTGCTGTTGAACTAAATACTTTAATACCTCTAACAAATAAAGTTCCAACCGGCATTGTAATACTATTATTATCTGTTGCAAATTGTCCTTGATCTTGAAATCTATCTGAGTCCATAGGACAATCTAAATTAATTCTATGTTGCGCAGCCATAATAAAACCATCAACAATAGTTTCTGTTAATACATTTGCATCAACCTCAGTATAGTCTCTGATAGCTGTTACTAATGTTGAATATGTATAACCTGATAATCCTGCCATGGTTAAGCTCTATCATTTAATGGGCCGTATGTACACTGTAAACCACCACCTACAATAAGTCCATCACCTACTCCCCATTGTGTAGGCACAACTAAAGCTAGAAAACTATTTGTTTCAGTAATTGTTGTATTAGCTGCATTAACAAATGTTGTTGGTATTAATGTAATAGGTCTTGAACCGTTTAATTTAGCACCTGCTAAATGAATACTGGCTGTTGTTGGAGGAGGTGTAAAACCTCTAAACGGTATACTTAATCCTCTAACACATCCAGTTAAAGAACCTATAGTAGTTCCATTTTCTGTTGTTCCAGTGTATGAAATTACTTCATTTTCATATCTGCCTGTTACTGCATTTATTTTTTCAATGACCACGAATCCTGGAGTTGGAAAATTTATACCTACGATATAATTATTATTCTGTTGTGCTATATTAATAGTTGTACTTGTTGCTGTAATATCGTTTGTTAAAATTGCACTTTGTTCTATGTCTCCAATACCATATGCAGGATTAAAACCACCCCCTTGCATAGCTGTTTTAACATCTTGAAATCTTACAAACTCACCATTGATCAAACCATTTCCAATTTGACGAACAAGAATATTTGCTCGCTGCTGTCCCCCTACAGTTGTAGTTGTATTACTAAAAGGATTTTCTGATAAAAAATCTTGTACTGGAAATTCTATTCTTGCAGGTCTTGCATTCATTAATCCTTGTGGATCAGCTCCTACTGGGTGTGGTTTTAATTGTGGTTGTTTAGCTTCAAACTCAGAGTTGTGTACAAAAGATCCATTCCATTCTTTAACCATTTCGTTGTATGGAAAAGCTGCTCCTGATCTATCAGAGATCGCTAACGCTCTTCTTCCTTTTGCAAATCTAGCCATTATATATTTGGATAGTATGTCTTCGGAGTAATAAATGTACTAGCTGCTGAACCGTCTTCTGATAAAGCTCTAGCTAATTCATCCTCGTACAACAACTTCATCTCCTGTGTTCGTTGTGGTGCAAACTTCATAGATAAGTAATATGATAATCCTGAAATCATACATGGTACAAATCTAAAAGGTGTATCTGTTGCGTTAGTGTATGCTCCTACATCTTCAATTCTTTTAACAAAATAAACGCTAAGAAAATTTCCAGCTGCAGTAGAGTTTGGTAATGGGTAAATAGTTAATGTAACTTTATCAATAAATCTTTGAACCCAAAATTGTGATGGTGTTCCAAGTGATGCTTTATTTGCTGTTGCTGCATATGAGTCTCTTGCAACTTTAGTTAAACCTGTATCTGATTGAGAAGTTGTATTGTAGTTTTGTCTGTAAGCAACATTTAAAATATCAGTAATACCAAAAATTGTTTGAACAGGTGTAGTTGTTGCTTGTGGTGATTGCGCAAGCTGTGCATTTGTTAATGAACCTAAATCTACTCCATTTCTGTAAAATGTGTAAGTACCCGCACCTTCATCAGTTGCGTCTACATTTGTAGATGCACCAACTACTAAATTAATATTAGTGTTTCCTACTTCCCAAAAATGTATTCCTCTATTACCCCATTCTTGAAAAAGAATGTTTAAAGATCTTCTGGCAGTTTTTAATTGATGACCTGCTGTGCCTTGTAAACCAATACGTTCATAGGCATCTTGAATAATTTCATCAATAGAAAAGTTTTGATCAAAGCTATAATCCTGTGAAGTAATGTTAGCCATTGATGATTACCCGTCAAAATATACAGTTAATCCTGATCCGGCACCATCCATAATGTCAGTGTCAGTTCCTAAAAATGCTCCGGCTGGACATAAAATTCCATTGTGTGGAACATGTGGTTGGTAAGCTCCTGCCGCTGCTACAGTTTCCATTTCAATTGTTCCAGCTGTAGAAACACTTCTTATTTCTAAAGTTCCTGCCGCTGCAACTCCTGTAAAACCTCTTATTCTAGTTCTACCTGTAAAGATAGGAGCAGAAAAAACAGCTAATGTTCCTATAGAAACATCTACTGTTGCTGCACCATTACCAGTCACTGAAGTTATTGTTCTATAGAATAAAACTGAATTAACAGTTACTCCACCGGCTCCACCAACAAGATCTTCTGTTTGACTAACACCAAAAGAATTTGTTCCAACAATTGTGTAAGTAACATCAGAGTTATCATCATTAGCTCCTGAAACAAATTTTATTTGTTGTGAAAATCCTGGACCACACATTGCATCATTACCTGCAAGTGTTTGTAACGTAAAAGTTGCACCATCTGCTGGGTCTTGTTCTGCAGCAAGATTAGTAGAGTTCGTAGCTGTGACCTGAGTATTACCTGCGTTAGGACCAAAGAATCTTGATTTTATATTTGTATCGTTTGACATAATTTTTTCCTTTAATTATGTGGGCCGAAGCCCACACTAAATTAATTATTACGCTGCAAATGCAAATGCGCCAGTTGTAGCAGTACCTGCTCCACCTAGTTTATATGCAATATTCCAAATACCTGTTGTGTAACAAATAAAAGCAATTGTCCCACCAGTAGTTAGAAGATTTGTAACTACGGCTGCTGGTGTGAAAACCAATGCAGTTTCACCTGCTGTTGAAATATCGTGAGTCACTGCTGCACCTGCTCTTGATTCTATTACTGAACCTGTAGCCCAAACATCTGTTCCAGCTGCGTTAAGAGTTAATGCGTTAACACCACCTGTTGTATCTACTGATTGTACATAAACACAAACATCACCTGCTGTTGCTGATGGTAAAGTTACACCACCTACGGCAGCACCTGTGTAGTTAACAGTGTTAATTTGATTGTTAATTAAAGTAATAGCTCCACCTGTTGCTAAAGCAGCAGCAGTTAAACCAGTGTAATCTGGTAAAGCTGAACTGTATCTAGTTGTAAAGACACCTGTTACGTTATTTTTTGTTGCGACTTGAAAACCTGCTTCTGATCTTACCGGTCCGTTAAATGTAGTATTTGCCATGTTAATATTCCTCCTAGAATATAATAAATGTAGTCCCTAGGGGTTGTCGACTATACGCGTCTACATCTAAAATTGTTTTATGTATAGTGAATTATTTATATATGATTTTTAAGTAGAGTGCAAGAGAGCCTGTAATAAAAGTGCGATTTCAGCGATGTAGCTTTGTACTTAAGTTGCTACAGAAACTTGTGGAGCGACACCATCAACTTGATTTTGTCTGTGGGCAATAGCTGCTTCTTCTAGCTTAATGTCAGTAATGACTCTTTTAACTTTGTCATCAATTCTAACCATCTCAAGAGTATACCTATTATTATCTAGGTGCTCCTGTTGCCACTTCAACTCCAAGGACCATTTTTGTTTGTATAGTTCTTGTATCATCATTAACCTCCTCATAGGTTATTCGACTTATCTCGTTATTATAGTTGTTTCCGAGATGCTCCCAAACTATACTGTTTTCTCCTAGCTTGTCAAGTATTGCTTTTTCAACACTCTCAGCTGTATCTTCATTATGCTCAATAATAAATTTAGCATGATGGTCGTAGGCCCAGATATTTATGGAAGTTTTCTTCATTGTTTTTTCTTTCTACTAATTGAATGTGGCCGAAACATGTCCGGCCACAAAAAGTTTTACTACTTACGCACCTTCAACGCCGTAGATACCTCTAAAGTCAGAAGCGCCAAAAGCGTATCTTTCTCTAGCTTTGTATCTAACGTTGCCAGTATCGAAGTCTCCTTCCATTGACGTAGTCAACGGAGTTCTTGAGAACATCTTCATACCATTTGGAACGTCTGTGATAATGTAAAATGCATCAGGATCAGTTAAGAAATTATTCACTCT